GCCACCTGATCACCGACGTTGAGGCCGGCGACAGTAAAGGTCTGCTTCGCGGCAACGATAGTCGCAACCGAGACGGGGGTCAGCGTGAGGCTGATCAAAGAGCCCCCAGCGGGTGAGTTGACCGCGGCCATACGCAGCTGTTGCGTAGAAAAATCTTCATAACGAGACATGGCGTTTCTCCATAAAACTGTTGGGAATATACCGCTTCAGCGGCGCTTGTCAACCACAAGCTGTACTATAACAGCAACTTCTGTGTCAAGTAAACGTTTTGCTCCGCGCGCGCGGGCGCACCCGTGCAGGGCAGTACCCACGCAGGAGCCGGGCTGGGCCCGGGCAGAGCCCTCAGCCGCGGCTGGGTTGCGTATGGTTCGCGCCGAGGCGGACGAGCAGGTGGAAGCCCCACCCGATGTCGCTTGCGCCACAGTGGTGTGGGTCGTAGTGGTGGCGCCCCGCGCGGGCGCAGAGGCAAACCCGGTTGCGGAGAGCGACTTGTGACGCGTCCCTGTGCGGGTAGCCACGCACGTGGCCGCCCCGGGTAGTGTCAGTGGGGGCGGTGGGGCGGCCCCCGTTGCCCGTACCGGGTTGGCCCGGGTCACGGCCTGTGAACCAACGAGCCACGCTTTACCTTCGGCGATGCGTTGCAGTTTCAGGGTATTAGTCGCCTTGGGCCGGCGCGTCGTGCCGCCCGCAGCAATATAGTCGAGCAAACCCTGCACCGCGAGGTATATATGGGTAAACCCTATACCCTGTATTGCTACGAGGCGTGGGTCCAAGCTCACGTGCGACTCACCGTCGTTGTGACCTCATCGCTACTGAGGGTCTGGTTTATGCCGCTAACTTGTCGGGACGTCTGGGTTACCGTCAGTGGTGCCCCGAGCTGCAATCCATGTATGCGGTGCAGTTCTGCCAGTTGTGTTGACTGCTCGGTAGACAACGCCCCAGCAATTTGGTTGTTGAACAATACAACAACAGCGTGGTTGTTCGGCAGATTCCCGCCGGAGAAACTCAGAGGGCTCACACCGAAAGTGCTCCATCCTGTTTGGTGCGCGATGGATGTTATCAACCACTTTTGCACATTAGATGCAACGTCTTTGTCCTGCACGTAGAGTTGGCTCCCCACAGGTATTAGGTCGATGTAGTTGGCTATATCGGTGTTGTCGTCAGTCAGGGTGTCAAGGTAAATCTCGGTGGCTGCCGATTGTGTGGCCGAGTTCCATCGCATGTGGCCGGGGCCGGGGTCAGAAGCTGTCGTCGTAGTGCTGACCTTGAACGCCAGTGGTGTCAGGAACGCCGTCGACGTGCTCGCCGTCAAGGTGCGAGATGCGTATGACCACACTGTATCAGCCGTGGTAGACGCACTAGGCAAAGCCAACAGTTGCGCAGACTCCGCACCAGTTAGCCCAGATACACCAGTCTCCACCGTGAAGGGCTCGCCGCTGTAATCGGAGTGGATGGTGTAGCTTGTGGGCGCGATGATGCTGGAGCCATCAGACCTAAACAAGCGCACATTCACATCCGTAAACACTAGCGCGGTGGTGGCGTTGATGTTGTCGATGCGCAGATTGACTACATCCGCATTGATGCGAATCGAACCCGGACCCAAAAATGTCATTGCACCAAAGAACGTGCGAATGCCGACCTCTAGCGTGAGCGCGTGATTGTAGAACGCGCCCAAGCGAGTCTTCTGGGTAAATCCGTCCACATCGTTAGCGTCAATCTGGATGTTGGGACCGTCCAGCGAATACTCAGTGCACGTGGCACCGTCTACGCCCCAAGCTGCATAGTTAGGTTCTATTGGCTGGCTGAGTAGGAAGGTTGCCCCTGCTGATGCCCACACCGCAAATGATTGCGCCTCGGCACGCCCTTTTTTGCAAGCCCGTAGCCGCAAGGTATCGCCAACCGTCACACCGCTGGACACCACGAAGCTGTAGGCCGTGCCAGTGACAAAGGATGTGTTTAGCTCTAAGCCAGTGGTCACGTTGAAAAGCTGCACTCGCGTGTCTGCCAGCACCGTCGCAGTGGCCGCTGCCGGGAAGACGGGCGCAAAGGTCGTGCCATCGTCAGCCGTGTGAAGATTGAATCCGGGGTGTGGTGTGACGCCATCGCTCATGACCACGCGCACGCCCTTCAAAGCCGCGCCAGTGTCACCGTAAACCGCACCGCGCACAGTCCTAAAACTGGTGCCGTTGACTTGAACCAAGTCGTGCCAGTTGAATGCAGGTTTGCCCTGAAAGGTGCCACCTGCGTCAAGGTTGAATCGAATCCAGCGCATGAGGGTTGCGCCCGTGTTGCCTGCCGCTGAGTCGGTAATCGTGATGCTGAATTGCTTGGTGTTCCAAGTGACCGGGCTGGCGCCGTGGTCGGTAATCGTTGGGCTTCCGTTGACCGTGGGCGCACCAGTGGGCAGGCCGTTGGCAAGTGGGTTCAAGCCAATCACGTATAGCTGGTCCTCAAGGTTGCCATACGTTGCAATAGCGTTTGTCTCGGCTTGATCGAAGCCGTCTTTCTGCACCTTCAATGTCAGCCAGTTGCGTCGATCAAAGTTGCCGTGTGTCGCATCGCCAAAGACTTGAATCAGTTGGTCTATCGGGCCTGTTGTGGCCGCGTTGGTCGTGGTGCCGCCGTCCGTTTGTTGGTAGCGGATTTGCAGCCCTGCCGCTGTGTCTACCGAGTACAGGGCCGCATAGATCATCGTTGCCACACCCGAAGCCGTGTAGCGCAGTCCGTCCCTGCTCAAGAAGTTGATGCCGCTTGAGAACTCCCAGCCTTCAAGGGTAAAGGAGTTGGGGCCGTTGCTGCTGATTGGGAATGCCCGGTTGCGCAATGCTGACTGCGCGATCCAGCTTTCAACCATAAACGAATACCAGTTTTGTACCGTGGTGGCTGTCGTGACTGTGAAGCGGCTGGTGCCCGTGTTGACCGTGCCCGTGGTGCCGAAGGTCAGGCCCGTGGATGCTGTGTAGGAGCGATCTAGCGCCTGCTGCACTGGGGTAGCGAGAACGCCACCAGACAATGCTCCCGTAACCGTCACGCCCGCCACACGAATTGGTAATCGCCCTGCGAGCTGGATGGTGTAGTCCACCGTGCGAGAGCCTGCTACCGTTTCGCTCCAAGTCTCGCTGGTGCCGCTTGAGTTGGTGCGAAAGCGCTCTGTTGTGGTGCCTGTGTCGTAAACCACCACCTGAGAGCCTGCCACCAAAGATGTGAATGCAAGGCCGCGTGTAACGGGTGGCGAACTGACGGTGATGCTGCCACCTGCTGTAGTGGTGCTGGTGGTAATTCCCGCTGGCACTTCGACAATGATTGAATTGGTCGCGCTGTTGTTGCGTATCTTGAGGGTGTAGCCACCAGCCACAGAGATATTGCCCAATGTGTACGTGCCTGCCCCGCCGCTGCCAAGCTCAATGTCAGCCGTGGCCGTTGGATTGGCAAAGCTGCAAGTCATTGGGTAAGTGCCAGCCGCGCCAGCGATCCGCATGCCCGTGGTGGTTGCGTTAATGACCGTGCCGCTGTTGATGACCGTTGCCGCTGTGACCACTACGGGCACAGAGCCAGCATTCCATGTACAACTCGTGTATGTACCATGCGCTGCTGCGAACTCGGCAAACCGGACGAATGACACCCGCGTGACGTTGGCAGAGCCTGACGCAGAGCCTTGCAGCCTGTAGCCCCAATGCCCACTGGACGACATAGAGCCATCAGTGAGGGAAAGCACACAGCTTGCGCTCTGGTTAACGTCAAAGTAACGGTCTAGGCTGGCCGGGTTGACCAAGACATAAGGCCCGTTATAGGCGTATGTGGGCCAGTTCTCGACAACGTTTTCAAACCCAAGGGAGAAATTTGAGTCTGTGAGATTGGTTGCAGTTGATCCATTGCCAACAGCGAGGCCCAGCTTGGTCGTGTACACCGCTTGCGCGGCACTCAGCATGTAAATGAGCGCCTTCGTGAAGCCGAAGAACTCCAAGTTGTCCGAGCGGTTAGCAGCCAGCTCAGAGACGGTCGTCAGCGTTTCAGTACCCGTGACGCTAATTTTGTTGGTCTTGGATATTGCATTAAATCCAATGTTTGCGTCGTAGTTTGATGTGTTGTTTACCGAAAATTCGATGGCTGTGATGTTTGCCCAGTTGATCGTGCCGCTTGCAATGTTGGGGGTGCGCCCGCGCCTGACGTACCACTGATTTACGCGGCCACTTGCCGGGAAGCTGTTCCACCATCCTTCGCCCGTGCCTTGTTTGTAGCCCGGTAGATCGGCTGTTCGGTGATACCCGCTAAACCCTGCGTAGTTGCCAGAGCCATCCACAAAGATGACACGCAGTCCACCGTTGGCAAAGGTGTCTAGACGGTCCGCGCAGTTAAACACGTTTGACGAGTGAACAAACTGCACATAATCATGTGTTGACAAGTCCAGCGCAGCCGCAAACGTGACACGGCAACCACGCCGCCCTGTGTACGAGGAATGCGAGAAACCCGGACCGTCAGCGCCAGAGCCTGTATTCGTGTGGTACGTAGTAGGCGCAGAGCCTTCAATCAGGGGCGCAGTGGGCGTGATAGTTCCGTCAGAAGACCACACCCGCACGGAGTTGCTGTTAATGGTCATTTAGCGCCTGCGCTCCAGTTGCCACTTGCGGCGGATGTGATGGTTGGCATTTATTCGTGTCTAGTCGATTACGAATACCCCGTCAGACGCAGTGGCCTCGGGGAAAAAGATTTCAAATGGGCCGTTGGTGGCCGATGTCTTCTGGGCCAGCGCCACGACCCCCACCGCCCGGTTGCCCTTGGATGCGTTGTACACGAGACCCGCCACGACATCGCGCAGTGTCACACGCTCCCAGCGCGCGTCGTCGAACGTGAGCACTGCGGCCTCGCCGTCTTCCACAACCTCGAAACCCTTGAGCAGTGTGCCCCCGGGGGCGTACCCGGGGCCTTGCACCTCGCCCTTGGGCGTGTAGGTCTGGGTGTGGCTGGCGATACTGGCCGCCTCTGTGTAGAGGGCCAGCATGTAGCGGTCGTCCTCGTGGTGGACACCGCGCATGATGTCGGCCTTGTAGTTGGATGCGAAGCAAGGGCGGATCATGCGCCACCTCCACCGGTCTGTGTGTTACTCACCACGTTGGCGCCTTTGCCCCCCATGCGGTTGCCGTCCGGCGCTGTGGGGTTGCCTTGCGCTTCCCCCTGCCGCACAACAACTTCCTGTGGCGCTTGGCCGGCTTGGGCAGCCATCGTCTCTTGTTGTCGCTTGAGTTCGGCCTGCACTTCCAACTGCTCGTCGGTCGGCACGATGTCGTCCACCGGCATGGCGAGGCCCTTGGCCACCTCGCGCAGGATGGCTGCGCGGCCGGGGATTCCAACGATCTCGGCGTCGATCGGGTTCGCAGTCGCCTGCAGGAACTCGACACGGCGGACGTTGAGCTGGTCGCGGTTGGCAAGCGTGACAGCGCCGCGAGGGATGATCTCGCAGTCGCCTTTGATGTCCGCGCGGTCCACGTACTGCATGTTCCAGTTGTACTGGGATGTCACAGTGGGGCCGATGACTTCGAAGTCGATGTGCATGATGACTTGCCGGATACCCTTGCCTGCGGAGCCCATGAGCATGGACAGGCCAGAGGCCGTGCGGCCGGCGCCACCCACTTGGCCATCACCGTACACGTATGCGGGCACACCGGACTGCTCGTCGGCCATGCGCGCGAACTGCTGGTACACCTGCATAAGCGCACCGCTGCGGTCATCAGGCTGATTGAAGCGGACTGCGGGCTGGCCGGAGCCCATGGGGTCAGACAAGGTCTGCCAGATTTTCCATGGGTACAGTTTGGTGATCTTGGTGCCCTGTGGCAGGCGATCGGTGGATATCTCCACCTGTGGGCCGGAGGCGATGCCCATGTTGTTGGACAGCGCGCGTGCTGACGCGTTGCACATAGCCTGCACGTCTTCGATCAGCTCAGGAATGCCAGAGCCCCAGAACGACCCGGGGCGCTTGATAAAGCTGGTGGTGCGGTAGGGTTTGTCGCCCAGTGGGTCGTAGTTCAACGTGGCCTTGATGACCCAGTTGCCTACTTGCCACAAGTGGGCGTCATACATCTTGGCGGTGTCGGGCACCTCGTCTGCGCCCAGACCCCACTCCCGGAGCATGCGGCCGGAGACGCGCCCCCAGAACTCAAGGGCGTCGAACTTGCCCTCCTCGGAGCGCCACACGTTGTACTTGTTCTCTAGGTTCGCCTTGGTGTACTCGGCGGACCACAGCCACTCGGAGTTCTGCCCCTGCTCCAGCACGGCACGGATCGCCTCCTCGTCATACCCGGGGACCCCGATCAGGTCAGACAGGTCGGCCTCGGACAGGCGGTGGTGCTCGATGGTGTATCCGTCGGTCAGCCGAGTAATGCCCGGCTCGGGGTAGAAACGGAACGGGTCCACGCGGGAATATGTAGGGGCTAGTTTCTCAGTGACCTCGGGGGCGTAGGAGCCGTCAGCTTGTCGAGCCCAGTCGAGCGAGCGCACGCGACGAACCGTGGGGCCCTTGAGAATAGCTAGCGGGTAGGTACTCAGGTCGGAGAGGAACGCGTCGAACGAGTCGACGATCCCACCCTCTACAAATTGGTCTGTTATCAGGCGTTGGTGGCGCTCGGCGCGGTCGGCTGCGTCCTTCATCACCGCTTGGCGCGCATCGTCGTTGGCCTGCTCCTCCATCTGCTTCATCACCGTCGGGTCGATGGGCATGCCGCTCTGGATCACTTGGATCACCTTCTGAGCTAGCTGTGCAGTGATGGTCTGCACGAAGTCGGGTGGCATGTCGGGGTCTGGTGTTGGCTTCAGCGCGAACGGGATCATCCCCTCGTCGAGCAAGATGTCCCGCAGCCAGCTCTCAGCGCCGCGGCACTTGGTCTCGGTGATCATCATGAACACCTCGGAACCCCCTTGGGCCCGGATGTCGTTTAGCTTATCCGGCTCGTACTCGCCCTTGCGCTGGCGCAGGCTCTTGAGCATCTGGCGCTCGATGGGCTGCTTGGCATCCCGCGCCTGCTCCCAACACCGACGGACGTAGGCCGCCAGAGACTGGATGTATGGGGTCGCCTGCCTCTGGGAAGCCGCCGCTTGCGCCGCGCGCTGTGCCTCCTGAGCATCTAGCGTGCCGTTGGACGTAAAACTGATGAGGCCGGGCATGGCTGGTTAGTACAACGCGACGATAAGCGTGGCAGAGGTCCCGGTAGTCGCGACGCGAACACCGGCGACAGGGAGAATGGAGCCCGCCAACACGGTGTACTGGCAAGTGTCTCCAGAGGCCCGACTGTGTTGGATGGTGATGGTGCCGGCGCCGCCAATGTAGAAGCCACGGGCCGGTCCGTCTTGGAACAGGGTGGTAGCCGTGTCTGTGGTGATAACTACCTTGCCAAATTCTGCTGGGGGTACGAGCATGGTCCACTCCTAATGATGGGCTGGAATATACCATGTGGCTGTGATCACGTCCATGCGGACATGGACACGTCCTCGACCTCCAAGACTTGCGCTCCCATGCGCCCGCCGTGCTGCTGTGCATCCGCGTGCATGCACAGGTACTGTAAGGCATCCGAAAGGTGGGAGGCCATGTTCTTCTCGGGCTCGTCGTCCATTTCCCCGGACTTCTTGGCTTTGTACCGGTATTTGCCTCGGAGCGCGCCGATGAGCAGCAGGCAGCTGGAGTCAATCAGGAATCCAGCGCCGCCGTCCACCTGTCGGTTGAGAAACTGGTCCACCGCTCCGATCCGGGCGATGAGGGAGTTGGTGTGTGCGGGTATGGCCGGTAGCCCCTCCTGCTTCAGGATGTCGTACACCGTGCGCTCATCAGTCTGGACCCGCGAGCGACCGGCGGGGTCACCAATAACCAAAATCGGGGCCCCGGGGAACTTCTGAGCCAGTAGTGGTCGTAGTATGGTTCTGATAAACCGCAGTACCCCCATGCCGTCCGAGGTGGCCTCAGCCATGACCAGCAGTCGGCCCTGCACATCTAGCTGCCCAATGGCCGCCGATGGGTTCAACCCGAAGTCCAGCCCGATGAGTAGGGGGCGCATCCCGTTGAGGATCGGTCGCAGGGGGTTCTTGGCGATGTGGAAGTCCGCGTCGAAACTTTTCCATACGGGCTGGCCGGACAGGCTCTTGCCGAACTTGGCGTGGATGTAGACGTCAACGTAATCTTCCCCCTTGCCCATGGCCAAGGTCTCGTAGTATCCGGATGGGAGCAGGTGCAGCCAGTCTGCGTCCGGGGAGGTGCCGGACGGCTGGATGGTGACGTGGGTGTTGGCCGGCGGGTTGGTCAGCAGGTTCTCGAAGTAGGTGTCCATGTCCGGCGGGTTGCTCATCCCCCAGATGTGGTAGTTCGGCTTACCGTCGTCCAACACGCAACCCATGCGCGGGCGCCCCTTCTCATCCATACCCCACTCGGGCTTGTGCGGCACAACCATACCGTCTGGATATCGCCCGAGCCGCCCCTGCAGCGCTTCGTAGATGTCCTTGTTCAGCTCCCGGAATTCTTCCACCACGGCGAAGGACAGCTGCAGCGACAGGAGCCGGCGCACGTCCTGCGCATCGTCAAGGCCCCGGAACAGCACCTCGCACCGGATGTCCCCCACCTTCAGCTCGAACTTCATCTCGGACTTGAAGTACGTGCCAGCGTCACCGTCCGGGAACCACTTCAAAAAGTCGGGTATAGACGTGTCTCGTAGTTGCTCACGTGTTTGGCGCACCCAGACGCACCGGGAATGGCGTAGCCCGTCCCGCCCCTTGGCCATGCGGCCGGCGTGGTAGAGAATCTTAACTATTCCCGCGGTTGTCTTTGAGCTTCCTACTGGTCCGCAGATGAACGAGGCGAATTTCTCAGAGACGAAAAAGTCCTCAGTGCTGGGCACCGGTGTGAAGACGAGACTCATGGGGCGTCCCCGACCTCGAAGGACTCTGCGTTGTGGTACATGGCTTCCTCTATGGGCAGGTCCGGGAAAAGGGTAAAGCGGGGGAGGGTTTCGGGGCGAGCGGCCGGGGCCTTGTGGGGCAGTATTACCCCCTGAAACTTCGGTTTTTCCTCATTTTCGAGCGTAATTTGCTCGTTTTTTGGGGTGTTTTGGAGGTTTATGGTGATGGAATATCCGGGCCCAGCTGCCACTTCTGCGGTCTGTTTCGGGGCTAAACGGCCCCAATCTACGAGGTTTTCGAGGGTTTTTACCCTCATGGCGGCCGGTGTATCGACGTCTTTTGCCATCCGGTAGACGTCTGCAAGCAAGTCTTCGGCCAGCACACGTGCCTTGGCGGCAAAACTGAAGCCATTCTCAGTGAGGTCTGCCTTGTAGTCCTTCAGGTATCGCTGGTACTGGGGGTTCCGGGAGATTGCCTCGAACTCCTGCAGCGTTAGACACTCGTGGGTCAGGAAGGTGGACAGCGGCTCGTTGGGTCCGAGGGCGTTTCTGGCCTCGGCAAGCGCCAGTTCGCGCAAATTCTGATCGGCAAGGATGGATGGGTGCATGAATCTACTAAGCCTCGGCGTGCTTGTGGAATAGTTGAGGTTATACCATGGGTGGGGCCGACTGGGAATACCAAAACACGTGGATGACAAAGAAGCTAGGAGGGTAAAGATGAAAAAATAGGCCGTGTGTTACGGGTAAGGGATCAAGAAGGGGGGCCGGTGGGGTGGCTTGGACGGGTGGGTGGGGGTACTCAACTACTATCACCTCAGCTTCGCCCAAGGCTAGCCCTACCCTCGCGCCCACCCAACTACTATCACCTAGGCAAGGGCTCTGCTATATATTCCATAGCACTACCCCCTCTACTACTATCACCTTTTCAAGGTTTTAATCCCATGGGATTAGCAAAAAGCGCTTGCCTTATCACACCAATATGTTATAGTTCAGGTGTTGATTAATTTTGATCAACAAATACCTTGATTACTTTTTAGGAGTTCACCATGGCCACTAAAGCCCTTGCTTCCCCCGTCGACACTCTAATCCTCGCTGCTGGCAAAGCCGCCGGTACTATGTACAGCAAAACTTTGGAAGCCGCGAACCTTGCAAAGGCTGAGCTTGACGGCTCCAAGCCACTCTCCGCGCGCATCGCGGCCGTAATGACAGCGCACGCGGACGCGTTCAAAACTGCCGGTCACAATGTCCGCGCGATCTTTTCGGACGCGTTGACGCTGCATGCATGCGCTGGTGACCAAGTTGAAATCAAGGGCCCAAAAGATAGCGTGCAAAAAATGTCCGCGTCCAAGGCCGTCGACACACTCGCCAAAAACCCCATGCGCGAAGCTGCGAAGCAAGTTCGTGAAATCCACGGCATTGGTCGCAAGGTAACCCCGAAAGTAGTTAGTAGCGCGCCAAAAGCGGACGCGTCAACGCTACAACGTGAAACACTGGCCGAAGTCGCAGAGCACATCAAAGATGTCGCATTCGTTTCCAAGCTCACAACCCTGCTAGAGGTTGCAGGTTTTATCCTGCAGGCAAAAACGGCCACAACTCGGACCACGCGCGCAACCCGCGCACCGGCCCCCATAAAGCTGGCGGACCTTATGGGTCAGGTTGTGAAGGGCAAAGCCCAAAGCGCCAGCACCTAAGCCCCCACAAGCCCCGAACGGGGCTTGTCCTGACCCGGCCCCTAGGGGCCGGGTTTTTTGTTGTCCACCGAACTACTATCATCGCGCGCGCCAGCGCGGCACACGGTGTACTACTGTCATGAACCCGGACTGGGCGGGCTTAATCCCATGGGATTACACAAAGGACTACTAGGTAGGAAGTACACAGAATGGCCTGCGGTGTTGTAGATTGAACACATATAAGCCGTAGGGTTTTAGTTATCCACAGGCCACAGAAAAGTATACCCACACAGATTAGTCGGGTTAATCTAATAGATTTTGAAAGTGGCTCTGGCATTGGGTCCGGTGCTATACTTACTATAGCAAATTACGTGAACGAGTAGTGGATACGAAATAAAAATAGTTATAGCAAAGAATGGCATGGACAAAGGGCTGCAGCCGTTTGCTTAAATTTTGGGCAGGTCCGGCAGCCCCGAAAAACAGCAATAGTCTATTATTTATTAGATAAGGTATATATATATATATAGGGGAATTTTTGTGTTTCTATGTTCGTAGATTTGCGCCCGTAAAAAAGTGTCTCCAGAAAAACTGCTTATACCTCTAAAAACTCATCTATTCGTCTAAAGTCTTTAGAATCAAGGACTTACGAATTTTAGACAAACTAATTTCTGTCTATTTCCATCTATTTTTGTGCCGATCTAAACTATTTTCTTTCGTGGGCGCCAAAGAATTCACAGCCTACAACACAATCCTTTTCGTAAATTCACATGGTAGACACCTGCCTGCGTACAAATTTAGACGCTTGACAAGCACATCAAATTCATGTACAATGTATTTGTGAGTCGAAAAGCGTCCACGGATTCTTTAGATTTACCCGACTGCCCGGTGTGGTTAATCCCATGGGATTAGTCGGAGCCTAGTTTCCTTACTTGATCTTTACTTTTAGGAGCCTCCTCATGCCGCCCACAGCGCCTTCATCCCCCACCGTCCACCCCGAGTTTCGCAGCTCCCTATCAGGGTACACCTGCTCCGACATTCTGAAAGAACTCATAGAGCGCATGGTGCATACCAACGGGCTGGAGTTCTGCGCACGGGGTGACATCTATCTCGCCAAGTGCATGCTCGACGATCGGTTCCGTGAGATTCGCAAGCTGCAGGCCCAAGCCTAATCCCGCGGGATTAGCGTCCACCGCCGCCAGTCGGATACTGGCAACTTGTTTACTTCTGGAGTTTCCTATGACAACATCTACCTTTGTAACCAGTCACGTCCGCAACAAGCAAACGGACATCCCCGCCCCTGCGGACCCGTTCAAGGACGCCGACACCGGCCTCCCCATGTTTAACAGGTACCGCAAAGGGTTGCAGCTGTTCGTGCTGCACACACGGGATGGACACCCACGCGGCATGATCTGGGCAGGTTCCAGCGAAGCGGCTGCCGGCCGCGCTAACTCCATCGTCGGCTCCGGTGCGTATGTGGCCCGGGCCAATGGCTCGAAGTGAGGAGTAAGTAATATGAAAGCCCGCACTAATCCCATGGGATTTACTGAGACCACTCTGCTGTTGCCGGCCCACTGGGCCTGCGCCCTGATCAACGGGGACTATGACACCATCGAGGGCATGGAAGCCTGCGTCATCAACCACATCGAGGGCCTCTACGGTTCCTGTGTTGACTGCACCACTGACGCATCGTTCTACAAGTTCCATGACGCCACCGCCGACGGTGTGCTGGCCTGTGACTGCTTGGAGTTTACGTTTATCAGCCACCCCACCGAGAAACCGATATGAAAAACCCAACCCCCTCCCCATCCCGCCGTGCATGGCGCAGAGAACGCAGCAAAGCGATGGCCACACTGTTGCAGTGCATGGCCGCCCTCGAAGGCGTGACCCTGCCAAAGACCTTGGACGTGAGGTATCTACGTCAGAAGCTGTTGTCATCCACCAGCCCGCGCCTGCTTTCGTCCGACATTAACGTTGCCCTCTCGCGTGTTGCGCGGGAGTTCGAGGCAGCTAACCCCAAACCACGCTAAGGAGTACTGTCATGAATAACGAAAAAGTAGCAAAACAGTTTATCAACCACAGCGGGGGCCAAGGGTCCAACTTCAGGTCAGAGGTTCTGGCCCCAGATAAAACTGTGCTGTACAGCTACAGCACCCTCGTGGCGGCGCACATAGAGGGTCGCCTGTTCATCACGACCGCACGGCATTCGCCCACCACAGACCGCCAGCTTAGACACGTCGAGATGGAGTGGGGGTACATCCGGGGCAATAAGTATTTCGTCGCCGACGTTGCAGGGGGTGGGTCACGCGGCAATGTCCAGCATTACCTGAAGGCGGCTGTGGAATCGCTGGAATCCTTGTGCGCGCCACGGATTCGCATGGCCACACGGGTCGTACACTGGGCATCCTATTTGCGGCGTATGGAGCTTGCGGACGAGATCATGGCGCTGCCGGCATACGGGTCGCCCGTGACGCCCGAGTTCATGGCCACCGAGTATGCACGGGCAAACGCGGCCCGCTTGGGCCTTAATCCCACGGGATTAGCGGAGTTCGACAACGACATGCTGCTGCGTGTCAAAGCCATAGCGGCATTGGAGGGATGACATGTTCGCAATAATTCTCGTGCTGTTCATCGCCCTTGTGCACCACCCCGCGCCCCCACCGATGGAGCCATACATCTGCTACTCGGGAGCGTGTGCATGACGGCTACGAAACCCCCGCCAAAGTTGGTGTACAACTTCAAAGAGATGCGCCAAAAGATACGCAGGTCTGAGCAGCTAGTGCTGCAGATGATCAGGCACCCTGATGCGACCGAGGAGATGCGCAAGGAAGTCACGGACTCGTACCGCTGCGCGTATGCCGGCTACACACGGGTACGTGAGTCCTTGCGCGGGCATTTTCCAGACTCTGCGCGGCCCACCAGCATGCAGTACCCATGGTTTGATAAGGAAAACGTATGAACACATACCAAACCGAGACCCGAGAAATCGGGGGCGTCAGCTACCGCGTCGAGTGGCACTACGACCACGACATAGGCGCCCCACAGAATGAGTCCGACGGGCATGGGGTGGTGGTCGAACTGGGCTACGACCCAGAGGAGGACCCTGAGCTGGATATTGAGGAAGTAGTGCGGCACAAGATGATGCGCAGGCTGTCCAGCCCTGACCACAGGCACACGCGCGGTGTGGAGTACTACGACGTCTGGGAAACGCTGAAGATCGCCAAGCATGATGGCTGGGGTGTCGCTAATCCCACGGGATTAAGCCCAGAAGAAGTGACCATGGCCGCCATTGAGGAGGACTTCAACTACCTGCGAGGCTGGTACAACGACGACTGGCATTGGTGCGGGATTACTGTCATAGCGCTGGACGAGGACGGGGAAGATACTGCGCAGGAGGAGTCGCTGTGCGGCATAAGCTCGGACGATGGCGAGTACCACGAGGAAGTTATCAGGGACCTCGTACAACAGATTAAGTACCACGTGCGGCAAGCGGCCAATGTGCTACAGATACCCCTGCCCTTCGAACCCACTACCACTTGACAGCCACCCCTGTTTGTGGTATACTTGTATCTCAGGTGGTAAAGCACCTGTCTTTTTACTTACCCTTGTTAACTAATCCCGTGGGATTAAGGAGTTCTCTATGAAATCTATTGTGTGCGTCTCGGCTGGGTGGACATTCGTTGGGGTGTACACCCCGGCGACGGCGGAAAAACCAGCATACCTCGCGGATGCCTCATGCATCAGACGGTGGGGGACAACCGCCGGACTTGGACAGTTGGCGCTCGAAGGGCCGACGGCAAGCACGGTGCTGGACCCCTGCGGGACGGTCCTGCTGGAGAACCCACAAGCTGTGCTGTTCGTGATACCGGCACCGGGGATGTAGACGTGTCGCGGATCGACGGCAACGGCTACGGCGACGGCTACGGCAACGGCTACGGCAACGGCTACGGCAACGGCAACGGCTACGGCAACGGCGACGGCGACGGCAACGGCAACGGCAACGGCAACGGCTACGGCAACGGCAACGGCAACGGCAACGGCAACGGCAACGGCGACGGCTACGGCGACGGCTACGGCTACGGC